ATTTTTTCCATCATTTTAAGATCTTGTACTAACATACTGCTCCCCTTTAGTGTCTAAAGATTCCCACTTCGACATTGTTTAATTCTGCAACCTCAAATAATTTTGAAGTTGGTTGCTTTGGATTACTCAAGAATGCAAAATAGTTTACATAAGATATATTTTCTTCTACCCAATTTGTTGGAGCTTTGTAAAATTTAATCTTACGACCTCTTGCCTTCATGCCTCTTTCTGAGAGATTAGAAAATTCAGAAACAAATGCGTGAACCTTTGCTGGCCCAACTGAGTATATTGTAAAGTCTGTATCTTCTTTTCTCATGCTCGATAAGGCAACGCTCATTGCACGAAGAAAGACTTGATAATCATCAAAATCGTTCGTTCCCTGAACTACCACTATCATTTGCATCTCTTCCCTGTAAGTTGTCTAATATAAACAACATCTTATCAATATCTTTTTTAGACATATCTTTGGTATTAATAGGCTTTGCTGTTTCCAACATAACCTCTCCATCTTCGGCTTTAGCAATAAAGAATGTGTTATCGGAAACCCAATAAGCTTCTTCATCTATAACTAAAACATTAATCTTGTCTTTACTATTACGCTTTTCTGATTGCGTAAGAGGTTTTTCTTTATCTTCTAAAGGATAAGAAAAAAATCTTTTCATTACTTTATGTAGATCACTTTGTCTATATAAAACCTGAGCATATTTTTTTCTTTTTCTTTTAGCTATTAAATTAATTATAGCCCATGATGATAGCAATGTCAAGCCTATAACTATAAAATATAGCATGCTACCCCTTGTTAAAACTAAATGAACTTCCTGACCAAAACTTCTTTTCACGTTCTACGATTGCTCTGGACCATGAAAACCCTGCGTCTCCGCCCCAGGCATCCCACATAATTCTACCGTTAGATGGAAACTCTGGACCATCATAAAAACCTTTACCTTTTTTATCTACTTCATGGCGTGAAAAAAATGAATACATTCTCTTAACAGTACTAAGAGACATAGCAGATCCATTTACAATATCTGTTGCTCTACCCCAGCCTACAGGAGTACCTGCTCCAGTTGCTTTTCCATCTTCTTTCCATTTTAAAGCACGTCTTGCTGCTGCCTTCATGCCAGCATTTGGAGAATAAGTATCAGCCATTATTTTGAAAATCCTTTTGGATCAAACAAACTACCAGTCCAAACACTACTCTTGCTAACTGAGTCAGACTTATATGTGCCACCTCTGCGCTTATACTCTTGAACTACCCAAGCATTTGCAACTGCAGAAGGGTATACATCAAACTTATCTTTAGCTGCCTGAACAACTCTTGCATAAAGCTGTGAGTCTGCAGGTTTTGATCCACCTCTGCGTGGCTTAATCATATCTTGATAATTAGGCTTCTTTGCTTTTCCAATTGAAGAATCATACATTGCCATAGCTACCTCTGAATCCATTTCTTCGTTTTCATTTTCCATAGTGTGATTATTTATGTCTGCAATCTTTGCATCTTGATACATCATTCCAATGCTGTAGGCAGTTGGTTCCCACTTGCCATCATCTTCTTTATAGATTCTAACAGCCATTGCTGGGTTATCTGGGGGCATTGATTCAATCGCATACTCTGTTCCAGGAACACCATAGGTTCCACCTTCAATCATTATATGCTCTACAACTCCATGAATCATCCCTTCGGATGTCATGCCCATAACAAAGTCGCCTTCTTTTATCATATACCGATTATATCAGACTTTACTTTAAAAGTAGTCTTTTAACTTCCGTCAATGCCCAAGATTCCTGTTTGGATAGTTGGGATACAGCCTCTTTATTAAAGGCTTTTTTAGATACCTTAACCACTGGATCTTCTTCTAAAAAGTTAATATCTACAAACCCTTTTTCCCATAAATTTAGGATATCTTTATTAACAAAACGAATGTGCTCCTCATACAACTCTGGCATTACATCCTTCATTTTTGGAGTAATGGTATATAGGAACTCTCCAGTTTCGGCATCTAATGCTCCTATTTCTAAAGCTCCCTCTAGAATAAGCATTGATATAATCTCGTCTTCTTTATTCGCCATAGTTAATCAGTTCCTCTAATTGCTGCTTTGTCTTAGCGCCAGTAGTTCTGTGCACCTCTGTGTTATCCTTCATTACAATAAAAGTTGGTACAGATTGAATACCAAAATCTTTTGCCATTTCCATTTCAATATCTACATCAATAATGTAAAACCTTGTTTCGGTTTGATCATGATTAAGATCCTCTACAATTGGCCTAGTTTTTTTACAAGGACCACACCAATGTGCTGTAAAATAGAGGACTGTATTCATTTACCAGACTTTTCTCGTGCCTTCTTTAAGGCATTAAAATCTTTTACTTTGGTATCTCCAAGGTATCCCCATGCGTATCCATCATTGATCATCATGTCATTAAGAGATACAGTATCTCCATTAATATATACCCAGCCTAAAATGCGACCATACTTTTCAGATGAGTCCATCTTTTCAGTCTTAATCACAACAGACTTAGCATCCTTTAGAGACTTCTTTAGGTACTCCTTAGCTTCAAGACCAAGAGCCTTCTCAGCAAGATCCTTTGTGCGAGACTCTGGGGTATCAATACCAGCCAGCCTTACACGAGATGCAAATAGGATATCAAACCCTAAATCAATAAGAACGTCAATGGTATCTCCATCTACTACATTCTCTACTTTTCTTACATAATATTCATACATTAGTAGTCTTTACCTTTCGCTTTATCTTCAATAAGTTTATCTCGTTCATCAATTATAGTAATCATAAATGACATCATATTTGCGTACCCTTCAGGATTATTTATAATTTTATTATAGTGATGACCGCAAAAAGATAACTCACCATTTAATCCAGTAACTCTAACTAAAGCTTCTGCTGCACAGGAATCGCAACGATCAATAGGACTTAGTAACCAGTTTTGCTTAACTTCTTCTTCTATAATCATTGTGTTCATAGTATACCGCTACTTTCTGTTGTCAGTGGAATAAAACCCACTACCGTTGAATACTGCTCCTACATTAGAGTATACACGTTCCAGTGGTAGATTGCAAGTTTCACAATCATACCCTGGATCGTCTTCTTTAATTGAACGAACTTTTAAAACAGTTTCTGGACATGCTCCAGTGCATCTATATTCGTACGCTGGCATTATTTTATCTTTTTTCCAAACTTTGCCCAAACTCTTTCATGTAAGAAATATCCTAGAGCTTCCCAACCAATATAGATCAAGGCTCCAAGACTTGCGTATTCCCATTCACCAGTAAAAATATAGATAACTCCAGCAACACCAACAAGGTGAAAGGTTTCCCAACTTGCTGTCTTAAGTAGTGTTCTCTTTGTTGAGTCCATTTACTTTGTTTTCTTAACTACTGGCTTCTTTACTGCTGCCTTTTTTGCTACTGGCAATGCAGGAGTTGTTGATTCGGCAATCTTGTTTAGCAGTGGAGCATTTTCTTCACCAGTGTAAACTGGACGACCCCAACCAACTACAGCGTTTACTAACTTCTTTTTGTTATTCTTTACATAACCACGAGTTTTTTCTACACACATTCCGCCATTGCGTTGGTCTCCCTTTGCAGTTCCTGAAGTGTTTCCTTCAATGACTTGGATTGTCCCATCGCCATTATTTTTAATACAAAGGCCAACATGTGAAATACGATTTACACCATCTTCTGGAAAATCAAAATAAATCCAATCTCCTGCTGATGGATCATCATTACGAGCATCTGCCCAACGATTATTTTTCTTAAACCAGTCTGCTGCTGCTACTGTTGATGCACTCTTAGGATACTTCTTTGGGTCTAGGCCAGCTGAAAAAGCTGTCCAAGATACAAATGATTGGCACCAGGGCAAAAAGTTTGCGCCTGTCCACTTTCCATACTTTGTTTCATTATCTTTTGGACCTTCAATGGTTCCAATTTCTTTCTTTGCAACTTCGATAATTGCTTCTAACGATCCTTTTACTGACATAATTGCCTCCTTGTTGTCGTCTTAATATATTATAGCATGCTGAAAACTACTTGTCAATCTCTTTATATACTCTTATAGTAGCCATTCTTGGTCTCTTCTTACATCTATATCCCAGGAACCTATTGTTAAAAAATCTTCAGATTCTTTAAGTAGGTAATATTTTTTATTTTTTTCTTTTGTGGCAGCGTAACGCTCTTGAAGTTTTTTATCACTTGCTATGGTTTGAGCTGGGCCAAATGGTGCCGTAACATCAACAGCATCATTACGATATATCAATATCCTAGGATCATCTTGTTTTGCTATACGAAAAAACCTTTCACGATAATCATCGTCTTCTGCTGTGTATGGGTAAAATTTTTCATCAAACAGTCCTACCCTTCTTATAACATTTTCTCCAATAGAAAAGCAACTAAACCCTTCAGTTGATGCTATTATTTTTGACTCACCACTGCTTTCATAAAACTTTTCTAGTGAGCCTGGAGTCCAATGAGTATCTACAGAAGAGAATAGCCAATATTTTTCATGAGGATATAGCTTGATAGTTAAGTTCCAAGATCCAGACATGCCTAAGTTTGATGGTAGGTTTAAAACCCTAATATTTAAATCTTTTCTTTTTGGTATGTATTCCTGTGTACCGTTGTTAATTATTAATATTTCTTTGATGGGGAAGTCTATTAGTTCTAAGTTTGTATCTAATAAGTCATATCTATTTAAGACTGGTATAGAAAGTAAAGGTATCACACAGTCTCCCCTGTATTCGTACAACTACATTATATAAGTATACACTACGCTGATTTATCTATTAACCTAATATATGTTCTTATCCTGTGACAGTTAGCGCATACTACTTCACATTTTGCTATCTCTTTTTTGATTGCTGCCCAAGAAAATCCATCATGGATCATTCTTGAAATATTATATTTTTTATCTTTTAAATGATCAAAGTCTAAGACAATATGATTAGACTCTCCACAGTCAACACAACCACTAGCCTCTTTAATTTCTTTCAGACGCTTTTTGAATTGCTGTTTATTATAAACTGCTAATTCTTTCTCTGACATGTTGTTATTATTATACACCTAAAATGTAATGCCCCACACAGGTAATTCAGGCACGATGGCCCAGGTTATGTAAATGGGTAACTAATCCATCACTAAGGTCCTGTGTGGGGACATTTATATTGTACTACTTGATTTTAATTGTTTTTGGTTTCTTTTCTTCAGGAACAACACGATCTACATTAATATGAAGCATGCCATCCTTAATTTCAGCAGAAGTTACTTCCATATATTCGCCAAGGGCAAATGATCGTGTGAATTTACGACCTGCAATACCTTTATGAATTACTTCTGCGTCAGTTACTTCTACAATTTCACCCTTAATAACAAGGGTCCCATTGTCTACAGATACATCAATATCTTCCTTTGAAAATCCAGCAATAGCTAATGAAATTCTATATGTATCTTCATCTAGTTTAAGAAGATCATAAGGAGGATATGAGTTTGAATTTACTTTATGTGCATTGTTTAAACGGCTTAACTCTCTGTTAAAGCCAATAAAAAAAGGATCATTGAAAAGATCCATTGTGAAACTATTTACCATTTTATTCCCCTTTCAAGCGAATAAGTTAATATACCCCTCATTCGAGCAGGTATCTAATAATTATATCATATATTAGTGGTCTTTAAGTTTAAATACAAACATGCATGGGTCTCCGCCATCTTCCCACTCTTGCATCTCTTCATCTGTCATGTATGGATCTCCTTCATGTGTATTACAAAACACAGGAGATATCCATCCTCTATCAATTCCATTGTTCATCCAAATATCAAATTCAAATTTATCTTCGTCTTTTATCATGACTCTCCTAAACGCTTACGATATCGATTGGACCCATACAGGTTGGAGAAAATTTTATTGCTGCTCCAACAGCTGACTGTAATCGTCTACGTGGATCTTTAATTTTTTCTGTAGCATGAAGTGCACCATAAGCATATTCTGCTCCAGATCCCATAGCAAGGTAGTCTACTTCATACTTTGATAAAGACATATCTGAAGAACTATGTTCGTAGATCTGTCCTTTAACTGCAATTATCAAACCAAAGTCTGAATCTTTACCTGTATCAACCCACCAGTCTGTATAAAACTTTTTAAGTTGTTTGATAAATTTGGTTTGCATAAACTTATCTGTGTCACGAAGATCTGGAATATCTGGATTAAAATTATAGCGAAGTCTTTCACCATCCATAGACCCAGCATACCCAATTAAGTAGGGACCAAGCTTCCAAACTTTAGGGGCAGTCAATGCTAGAATAGTACCATCGTCTGATGCACCACGATCTCCAGCCATATATATTTTATTTTCATGGCGTACAACAGCGATACAAGTCATGACAAAACCCTCCCCAATTAGATATATCTAAGTATATCATCCCTAGGGAGGGCTGTCAACAAAGGCCAAATATGACTAACTAGCCTTTTTGTCTACTGATTTAAAGGCTTCATTAATCTCTGCTAATGTAAGCTTTCCATCGTCCAAAAAAGCTCTTGCCAGTCTTTCAATAACTGTGGCTACGCCTAATAGTCCTGCTAAGAATACAGCCTGCATAGTATCAATT